GCAGGAGAAGGCTGGCAACAGATGCAACGCATCTGCGCCCGGCCAGCATGAAAAATAACGAGAAATGAACGTTCGGTTTCTTCCACCATCGCACCGGACAGGCGACTATGAGGGGACAACGCCGCGCTCCGTTAACGCGGTAAACCCCGGTGTGTATCGTTTTTGATTATCCCCGCACACTCGCGCAGAGGAGTCTCCCGGTCGGGCTGCGGTCTCTGTTAATGCGGGGATACGGCGACAATACCGCGCATGGATAATAAGGTCGCTCAACACACTCGCTGTAATGCAGCGGATACCATGCGGCATTTAGCGGTATTCATCGTACACTCAACGGTTAGCTCTTCATTCGTGGCATTCACCTGAAAGGTCCGGGAGTGTAATTGCATACATTTACCACTGAACGAACCTTCAACAAGAACACGGCCACGCTGCAAAATACGGAACAGAATTGTTCCCTGAAAAGGCTTTACGGTTACCAGTAATTTCTTCATGCATTCTCCGGATAACAAAAATACTAGTTAATACACTGAGTGCGGATATATTCCTGCGCCCCTTCCACCTGCTTCTGCATTGTCATCAACCGTTCTCTGAGGATGAAATAATCCCG